CCACCCAGTTATTGTTTGTTGCTGTATTTGCCACTGCATCCGGCATTGCAAATTCGTACGACGCTGCTGCTTCGTTTGCTGCTTGAGTATCGGCGGCAGCGGCCTGCACGCTATCTGCCCATGCGATATCATCATAAAAATCTGCCATTACGTGTTCCTAATTCCGCCTAAAGCTGCTAATATTTCGTCTGTCTTATCTTTGTCCTTTTTCTCCCCTGTGGGAAGAAGGTTATCCTCCAGACCAGTGTCATAAGGATTATAGGCGACAATTTCAGCAGTATTATTATCCGCCGGTTGTACTATTGACGGCGGCTTTTGTAATAATTGACTTAAAACTACCGCATCAAGCAAAGGATTACCTCCTGATCCACTACCAGAATTTCCTGATCCCCCTGACCCACTACCAGAACCGCCTAATATACTAGCTGCTGCGGTTTTTGCAGCGTTTTTTGCAACGGTGGTCGCTACGTTTTTAGCAGCATCCGGTATATTAAAACCGCCGGAACCGGTAGAGGTGGGAATCTCCGTCTCATCGGCAGGCGAATTAACCAAATCAGGATTTTCTGCTTCGAAGGTTTTCCAATACTTATCAAACTCCCCCTGCGTCATTTGATCTGGAATCCCCGTCTCATCGGCAAGTGAATTAACTAAATCGGGATTTTCTGCTTCAAAGGTTTTCCAATACTTATCAAACTCCCCCTGCGTCATTTGACCGGCTTCGCCCCAACTGCCGTCTTCTAAGTTAAAGTCTGACCAATCTGCCTCATTGAACCAATCGACGTTACCAGCCTCATCGACAACACCTGATCCAAGTAAATCAAGACCTAAATCAGCGTCATCTGCGTCTAAATAGTCATAGGCACTGTCAAAATTATACCCGCTGTCCTCGCTCCAATCGCCCCAATCGAATAGATCTGTGCCCGCTTCTGTAACCCAGTCTACAACTCCACCTACAGCTTCAGCGATAAAAGACATCTACAAGCCTCGTTTAAAAGCTGCTGGTATAGGATCACTACCAAGTTTTATGTATGCTGTGTAGCTTCCTGCTTCATTTTTTCCTATGTACAGCTCAGAGTCTATATCACGAAAAGTTTTTTTGATAAGTTGCAAAACTTTCAATACTTCGGAACCTTCAAACATAGTAGTATAATGGGTTATACCTTTATTTCGGAGGTATTCTAAGTATTTTAAGCAATTATCGACGTAGTTTCTACCAGTATCTACGTTAAAAGCCCTACCAAGCATTTTGGTTGCCTCAGCATCCCTACCTCGGGTGCCTAAAAACACTGTATTTCCAAATTGTGCCGTGTCCGATTTTTCAGAAGCGGCTTCTCTGACGACCATTGCTAGTGCTTTTTTAGGGGATACGTCTTTACTGCCAATCTGCTGTAGCACCATAACTATAATTTCAGCAGGGGGTAGTTTTGTATCCTTACTATTTACTGTTCGCATACCGGCCATAACAGTCTACCCAATCTCTAGAAAACTAGCGACTACATGTAGTCGATTAGCTGTAGCAGCGGTTACTTTTACTACCTCGGACTCTTCGATTACTAGAGGGGCGGTTAGTAACTCTACGGTGGTGTTTGCAGCAACGGCTTTAACTTTAAAAAGACTGAACACTGAAGACCCATTAGTTACAGTAACTGTTATGGTATCGGCGCTACCAGTATCCTCAGAGACTAGTATAGATTTAAACACAGCCGTTTTAGCAACGGGGCATGTATACAGCGTAGTTACACTAGTAGCGGTAAGGTCTAGTTTTGCATTTTTGTAATTATTAGCCATCAGCCCATAAACCACGCTACAGATTCAGAGTACTCTTGAGAAAGAGCATTACTCAAAGCACCATCAACTTGATTAAAATACAACCGTAATGTCTCATTGTATTGGCTATAATATGCTTGGTCGTATTCATCTAAAGCAAAAGGGAGCGGAGGGGCAATGAAGTTTACGCTCGTGTTAAAAGTTGCTGCCATTATCGCCTCCCATCAGTACGCATATCTATACGAGGAGAGCCTAGTTGCCACTGTACCCCTTCAGCCGTAGATTCAATTTTAATTGCTATCTGTCTGCCGCGTACTCTCATATCTACCTGATTAGTATATTCCTCTACAGGGGAAGTAGCTGATCTTGTGATTGTAGCGGTGCTATTACCCCCTTCCGACATAGGGCTATTATAGCCAGAACCAGAATTTTGTAGTGGGTACAGGGTTATAGCTGCAGCGGGGGCGTCTGCTGTAGACCCGTCAAACGTAATATCTGGTAATACTCGGGATATAAGCGAGAACTTATGCCCATCATCGGTGTCGAACTCAGCGGAAGTTATAAACGCGTTTATAGCCGTAAGGGTAGTAGTTTCGTTATCGTCCACCCCTTCTTCATGGTTGACAAGATTGTAGGTGTACGTAGCAGCTATTGGGAAATCTCGCATACCCGAGTCCAACCAAGCAGTTCTAGCCATAGTACCATAGTACCATATCTTCTCTTCGTAATTATATATTACGTATTTATCGACGGTAGTGCTGTCTTCGGAACAATAGAACCACCATACTTCGTGGTATTCTTCGTTAGTCCCCCCAAAAACTTGGTCTATCTGCTGTAAGTTAAAGTCATTGAATACATATCTTAGCAAATCACATTTTAAAGTTGATATTTGGCTACCATTAGAGGAGTAGAACTTACCTTTACCCATCCAATAAGATACGCCGTTAGCGTAAACTACTGAATTAGGAGATGCTATGGACACATTCTCCCCAATAAGCTGTGCGCCCCATACTATCTGACCTCCTACATATTGCAGACTGTACATAGCAGTATCGGTCCATACATGTAATGCTTGCCTAGCTTGATGGGCGGTTATAATTTCTGATCCCGAGGATAACTGCAAATCACCTGCTTGGTTGGTAGCTGAAGGGGTCCAATTAACAGCATTCTCTTGGTCAGACCATCTAATTAACATTGGGTCTTGGACTGTCGTACCCAGAGTGTTGGCCCCGAAACAAAAGACAAACCTACTTACATCAGATACGACAACTACGTTCTGAACTGTTGGCACGTCGGAAGCATCAGTAAGGGAAGAAAGTAAGACTGCTCGATCTACAGAACCAAGAGCTACTACATTATCGGCAGACCAATAGTATACAGGGCCGCCTCTGTACCCAAATATAAGATCTTCGCCAAAATTAGATTGGCTCCACAACCTTAAAGAAATACCCGAAGCGTCACCATTACCGTAAGTACCGCCTCCCCAAGTACCAGCCCCCCAGCCTAATACAGGTAATTCAATATCAGAACCTACATGTATCTGGTAAGCCGCATCGGTAGCCGCCCCACCGTTACCTGAATCCGAAGAATTTGCCGCAACAGAAGAAGTTAGTGTGTATACGTTTGCACTTGTTATAGATACGATCTGGTGCTCTGCGTTAAGGATAGCAGCAGTTATAACCCCACCAAGAGATGCTGCGCTGCTAAAAGTAACAAAATCTCCGACAAGTGCGCCGTGGCTATTGTCTGTAACAGTAAGTGTTGTGGAGCCGTTAGTAGCAGCAAAAGTAGCTGCATTAGTGGTAGTAGCGCGAACAGGAGTTACATCGTAATAATTTCCACCAACTTCCAGATAAAACTTTAGATGCGTTCCGACACCGGTAATCTTCTGGCCTACTAGAGTACGCCAAGCCATAATAGACCTGCATACGCCTTGGAACACATTGTTCGATATACGTTGCCAACCCCCTATTTTTTCAGGGAATGCTTGACGAAAACGTATCTTATCACAGTCATACCACCCTTTTTCAGCGGAATAACTTGTTTTTTCTCTGTTAACGCCCGGTGTTAAACTTAGTTTTTTTAAAGGCATTATAGGTTGCTCCTAAGCCTCTCCGTACGCAGGGACAGAAGTTGCCTGCACAGACACACTACGTTTTAACCCAAGATCTTGTCCACAATCCGAGCATTTATCTGCGTCTAATTCTGTTTCATCAAGATCATACCCACAAGCAGCGCACACTATTTCTATGCTGTGGGATGATACTATAGTACCATCCGCTAATTGTTTTGCAGCAATATTCTTATTCATACTAATGCCCTCATCCTAACGATTAAGCGATTTGCACGGGCGGTTACTTGCTTATGCCACCGCGAATCCTCCATCTCGATTGCGGCTTTTTCCCAGTCCCTATCCTCAACAGCGGCCAAGAAATTCTTGAACATCCCCATCCGATTGACTCCCATATTGAACATCATGTTGCATACGATGAGTCTGGTAGGCTCGGGCAGCATATCGAAATCAGGTAGTATCTTATAGCAGTCCTTTACCGTCCAAGCTATGTCCTTGTCGAACAGCTCATTAACACGTTCCTCGCTGACAGGCGTATCGACTTCCATGTCATATTCAGGCTCGCCCTCACGGCAAAGATGTCCGATTCCTAGCGTCTTTAAACCAAGATGATCTAAGTAAATTTTATGTACGCAGCCCTCATCAAC